AGCGATAACGAACAACTAATAACAGCTTCTAGAAAATTAGATATAAGAGTTACATTTAATCCAACAGCAAATGTAGATGTTGCTGAAAACTTTATAAGATTGAATCACTCTTATGCAAATGGAGACAGTATAGTTTATAGTGTTGATACTGGAAATACGGTGATGACGAATTTAGCTAATAATGAATCTTATCTTGTAAGATTTGCGAATAGTACTGGATTTAAATTAGGAAATAGCAACGGTGATATCATTAACTTAGTAAGTCCTTTAAGTAATGAAAACGGTCACGGCATACATAACACGGTTTAAAAGAGATTAAGATGGCAAATAAGTTAGTAACTACTGAATTTAAACTTCATCAAATACGCCAATTTGTAGAGTCGATAACCGAACCTGCAAATACAATCTATTATGCTTTTGCAGGTAAACCAACTCAGTACTTATTAGGTGACAATACTATAGATGCTCCTAATACTGATATAGAATCACTTACTACTCGTGTTTATGATGAAATGGTTTTGGCTAAAAAAGTAACTTCAAATGATGTGAAAGCTTTAGTGCAACGTCATAACTGGACTACCGGTACAGTTTATAATATGTATGATAGCTTAGATAAAAATCTAAAAGATAAGGCTTTCTTTGTTTTATCAAAAGAAGGCGGCACATATTACGTATTTAAATGTTTATATAATAAAGAAGGTGCAAATTCTACTAGCCAACCCATATTCAGTGCGACTGCAGCAGATGACTCATATTATGAAACCGCTGATGGCTATGTTTGGAAATACATGTATCAAATCGATGAAACTACATTTAATAAGTTTGCTACTATTGATTATATACCAGTTATTCCAGATGCAAACGTTTCAGCAAATGCTATTAATGGTGAAATAGATGTAATCAAAATTGTGTCCGGCGGAAGAGATTACAACAATTACCTAAGCGGTACATTCACAGCATCAGATGTAAGATTTAATGGTGTCTCAACACAATACAGAATTACCTCTTCAAACGCTGCATCTAATACAAATTTTTATGAAGGATGTATTTTAAAGATTACATCAGGTGATGGTATCGGACAATACAGAAAGATTACACAGTATTCGCAAGTCAATGGTTATTATGTTGCTATCATAGATGAACCATTTACCACTACTCCTACCACAAGTGATTTTGAAATATCACCGGAGATAACAATTACTGGTGATGGAAGACAAACTGTAAACGCAGAAGCAAGAGCTTTGATCAATTCAACTGCATCTAACTCCGTTTACAAAATTGAAATATTGAATAAAGGTAAAGAATATTTCTTAGCTTCAGCAAATGTATATGCTAATCCTATAGCAAAGACAACAAACACAATAAACGCAGCAAATCTTCGTGTAATATATTCTCCCAAAGGTGGTCATGGATACGACGCTGAATCTGAATTATTTGCTACTAGAATGGGCATAAGTGTTAAATTTTCTAATAATGAAAACGGAGAAATATCTACAGACAATGATTTCAGAACAATTGGCCTACTGAAAGATCCAAAATTCAAAGATGTTAAATTACAATACGATACATTAGTTGGTTCTGGTTTCTCTGATACTGAACAAGTTATACAAGCAAAATTAAACAGAATCAATGGTACTGTAGGTGTCTCTACGACAAGTAAGAATATCTTTAGTATTGGTACATTAACAGCTATTCAAGTTACTGCGGCTGGAAATGTAACTTTCTCAAATACAGATATAATTACAGTATCAAATGTAGTAATAAACGCCACAGCAAACGCCGTTACTAATGCAACTGGTTATCTTTCAAGTCTTCCATTAGTTTCTGCTGGATACGGCATCAGCGACACATCAACACCAGTTATCACGTCAGCAAATGCCACGGGTGGTAATGTAAGATACTTTGATTCTAGAATTATCACGGGTTTAACAGCATCAGCAAATGGACTAGCCTACACCAATGCTGACTATATACAAATTTCTAGCACTTCAGCTGTTGTAAATGCCATAGCTGTTCTATCCACTAATTCTACTGGTGGTATATTAGATGTTACTATAACGAATAGCGGTAAAGGATTTGCATGTAATGAAATTGCATATCTAAGTATTGATGATGGCGGATCTGGTTATGATTCCACATCTTGCAATCAAATTGCATTCACTGGAGGTGGCGGAACTGGCGCTGTAGCTACTTATGCAAATGATGGTTCTGGCATAATTACGAGTGTAACTCTAGTAAGCAGAGGAATCGGTTATACGTCAGTACCTACTGCTACACCAGGAGGTGGCGGAAGCTCAGCTGTGATTACTCCAGTTCTTCAAGCAAACGGTTTAAGCATTAAAGTTGCAAATAGTTCTGGCGGTTATTCTAACGGAGCTAAAGTAATACAAACAATCACAAATGCTAACGGTGACATTGACTTATATAGTAACACAGATCTTTTAGTATTTGTAAGTCCATCTAGTTCACACGGAAATGCTGTAGCTAATATTGAAACTAACGCAGATGGATCTTTAAACTTTGCAAATGTGAATGCAGGCAATAATTTTGGATTTAATATTGGTAATACAAACCTAGATTACTATGTAGCTAATGCTACTGGAGGATTTGTAAGAAGATTTGATAGTAAGATTGTAAGTAATGTTGTAGTTTCAAACTCAGCTCCTCACTATAAAGTTTCATCGATATCAATAGATACAGCCGGTGCAGATTACGATGCAACAAAAGTATTGAGAGTAGATATTGTAGATGGTGGTATTGGTTATAATTCAACTGCTAATAATATCTTAATATTCACAAGTGGTACTGGTTCCGGTGCAAACGCAACTTTTGCCAACGATAGTTCAGGAAAAATAATAACGGTTACAATGGTAGCTAATGGTACTGGTTATCTTACTTCACCTACTGTTACTGCAAACGCTCAAGCAAATGGAATTGGTGCGAACTTAGTTGCTGTGTTAGCTAATTCAATAACGTTTACAAGTACTGTAGGTGGTTATGGTGCAGTTGCTTACTTTGCGAATGGCGCATCCGGAGATGTTACAAGCATATCTATTGTTAACTCAGGATTTGGTTACACCACTGCACCAACAGCAACTATTTCAGATGATACGGGTGCGGGTGTTGATTTAACCGTAAGTATTGATGGTGGAGCAAATTGCTTTGCAACAAACGATTTATTCGTTGCGTTTGGCGGCACAGCAAACGCTTCTGGTAACGCAACGGCGAATGCTACTTACTTCTTACAATCAGTTGATGTTACCGATTCAGGCGGCGGATTCGACACAACAAATATTAGATTAAAAGCTACAAACGCAACTAGCGGAAACACGAGATACTTCAATGGAACGATCATTAAAGAAATCACAGTATCTTCTGGAGGATTTGAACAATTTGGTTCCAATACTGATGTTATCTACGTAACGAATGGAAATATAAATGCAGTTGGCAATGCAGTCACTAATGCAACTGGTGGGTTAGACACAGTAAACTTAACCATAAGTGGCCAAGGCTTTGTAAATACTTCTTCATTGAATATGTATGCAGTTAATTCAACTGGTGGTGATGTAAGATACTTCAATACAAATGTAGTAAGTTCAGTAGGAATATCTGATGGAGGCACCGGGTATAGCAATACAGATTACATCATCATAACTTCTTCAGGCGGAATTCCGGCAAGAGCTAACATAGAAACAACTGTTTCAGGAACGATTGTTTCTACTCAATTATCAAATCGTGGCCAAGGTATAGTCCCATGGTATGTGTCTGAGATCGAGATAATCTCTGGTGGTACTGGATACTCTAATGCGGATACGATTGACTTCTGTGGAGGTGGTGGAACTGGTGCAGAAGCAGCACTGCTAACTAATTCCTCAGGAGGAATCGTTAGAGTATATGTAGTAAATGGAGGAGAAAACTATGACTGTGCTCCAGAAGTAGAAGTAGCAAATACTACAGGCGGAGCAGCAAACGGTACCAGCGCTAACTTAGTAGCTAAGTTAACAAAGCCAACGACTCTGAGAGTTTATAACGCTAATGGCAATCCGTCTATAGGACAGTTTGCTGATTTAACGTTAACGGTTAAAGCTTCTCCAACATTAGTTGCCAATCTCGTATATGCTCCTACTATAGGAAATACAACAGAATTAGTTATTCTTTCTACTCCTGCAAGTCTTGAAGTACAGGTAGATGAAAGTGCAAACTTATTCTTTACGACTACACAAGCCGCTAATCTTTCATTAATCATCGGTGATAATCGCACTACGTTTGATAGCTCTATATCAGCTGGCGATCAAATATACTTGCAAACTACCAGTCAATCACAAGTATTGACAGTAGAAGAAGTTTCTAATTCTACATGGCTTACCGTCACTGAGTTTCCAGCATTTACCAACACAGCGGTTGCTATATCTGTAGCAAAAGTAAATGCTAAAGGAAATGTTCAAGATCGTGGTGCTAATTATATTAACGTAAGTAATGTAACAGGATTCTTTGTTCAATCAAATGATATCATAGGTGTTTCATCAAGATCTTATGCTAATGTTTTGGATGTATCCTTCAATGGAATGTCTAAAACCGGAACAAATGTTGATCAATTATTTACGTATTTTATAGCTTCAGGAGACGTATCTTTATTTGATGAAGATGAAATACTCACTGGTGCTAATGGTGGAAGCGCGTATTTCCATTCAGGAAATTCTACATGCATCCGCGTAGTAAGACCAAACGGAGTATTCCTTGCAGGCGATACTGTTACCGGTGAAGATACAGAAAATTATGTAGTGCTTGATTCTGCAAGCACATATAAATATGAGGGTGATTTCATGAGAGGCTCTGGGGACATCATATATATAGAAAATATAGAACCAATTGCTCGTAGCAATACGCAATCTGAAACAATCAAGCTAATTTTGGAGTTTTAGCTAAATGCCGATTCAAACTGACCTATCACGTTCTCCTTATTTTGATGATTATAAAGAAATAGATAACTATCATAAAATTCTTTTTAAGCCATCAGTTGCAGTTCAAGTACGTGAGCTAAACCAGCTTCAAACGATTTTACAGAATCAAATTGAAAGATTCGGTGATAACGTTTACAAGCGAGGAACCATTATTGATGGCTGTAACTTTACGTTTCACTCCAATTTACCATACGTAAAGATTGATGATGTCCAAACTGACGGAGCTCCCGTAAATGTTTCATCTTTCAAAGGATTCTTTGCAAAAAATGCTAACAATGTAGTAGCTCAAATTGTTGAAACTGCAAGCGGCTTTGAAGCAACAGCTCCAGACTTAAACACTCTTCATGTAAAGTATGTTTCTTCCGGAACATCATCAAATACAGTTGCTTTTTCACCTGAAGATGAACTTACCATTTATAATCCAGCTTTAATAGTATCTGAAGCAGATGTTGTTGTTAAATCTAGCGGATTTAGTAATAATGATAATTTGATCATCGTCAGCGCTATAGAAGTATCTAATACTGAAGGCGGCGATGATTTCGTTAATGCATCAGGCCAAGCATGTACATTTACAGTTAATGAAATAATTACGCAGTCTGTGACGGGTGCTCAAGCACAAATCATGGAAGTAAACACGACTGCTAATGTCGAAACTTTAATTTTAAAAATACGACCACTTGCTTCCAATCTAAGAGTTAGCAATGCAGCTTCTTGGCTTTTTGCTGAAAATTATGAAATCATATCTTCCGAATCTAAAATTAATGCTGTTTTAACGAGAAACATTGGTAAAGACGCGATAGGAACGATTGTAACTGATTCTACAGGTGGTGTCAAAAGCGTCGCTATATTAAATGGTGGCACTGGATATTATGTTGAACCCTGGCTTACAGTAGCATATTCAACTCCAAACACAAGCCCAACAGCTAATACTGTTATAGATGCTCTTAGAATGTCTTCTAAAAATTATCTCTGTAATGTAACAGTAAATGATGCAACTACAGCCATAGGATACGGTACTGGTATAGCCGTATCAGATGGTATCATCTATCAGAAAGGCCACTTTGTTCGGGTAAATGAACAGTTTAAAGTAGTTGACAAATATAATGCGCAAACAAATAACGTTGTTGGATTTGATACTCTCGAAGAAATTGTTACTTTTAGACAGGATCAAAATTTATTAGATAACGCTAGCGGCTCTTTAAATGAAAGAGCTCCTGGTGCTGATCGTTTGAAACTAACACCTACTTTAGTAAGTTTAATTAAAGATCAAGCTGATGCTAATAATATTTTCTTACCACTCATCGAATATACACTTGGTAAACCAGCTAGACAAAGAAAAACAACTCAATTTAATTCTATAGCTAAAGAACTTGCTCAAAGAACATTTGAACAAAGCGGAAACTATGTACTCGATCAATTCTTGATTTCAACAGAAGACATCGATGATATTGCTCAAAATTCATTAGTGTTTAGAACAAAAGCAGATCCTGGTACCGCATATATCGATGGATATAGAGTTCAAACGTTAGCTTCTAGTTTAGTAGATACTGTTAAATCTATTTCAACTATCACACGTGATACTTCATTAGCTATAAGCTACGGCAATTATATACGTATTAAAGAAGTTGCTGGTTTCTTCAACTTCGCTGTAGGCGATGTTATTTCTTTAAGAAATGCAGCAAAAACTTATCTTTCTTCATCAACAGCCGCACAAGGTGCATCTCAATTCCCAGTACCAACAGCAGCCGGTGATGAAATAGGTACAGCTAAGATACGTTCAATGCAGATCGAAGATGGTATACCTGGTGTGTCTAATACGGTGTATAAATTATACCTCTTTGATATAAGAATGAACACTGGTAAAAATTTTAAAAATGTAAGAAGTATTTTTTATGATGGATCCGGTGACAATAATGGAGTCGCAGACATAGTATTAGATGGTGGTGATGCTGTTACATATAATGTAAAGAACAGCTCTTTGCTTTTCCCAAGCGGATTACAATCACTAAGTTCAGTTAATTCAATATCTTACACCTATAGAACTACTACTGACAATTTAACTCTTGGCACCAATGGTGTAGTTTCAATATCTGTTGCACAATCACCCGGTGAATACTTTGATTACACAAGTCTTCTTACCCAGGCTGAAAAACGTTCAATCACAATGGTACCTCTTGCGAACACAGTCGCAACTCAGAACGCTGCGGGAGAAGTTCAAGTATCGGGGGCTGGTGTAGGTAACTTGATCGGTGTTTCTACTTCATTTAGAACATCATTTAGAGTTGGAGACTACATTAAAGTTGCTAATTCTGGTGGTGACTTTGAAATTAAAAGAATTACAAAGATAGCAAATGCAACACACCTAACAGTTGATCAACCATTTGCAAATAACTTAGGTACAGCTAACGCAGTTTTATTTTTCCCAAGATATGTACCAATCAAACTTGGGTCTGAAGATGATCGTCGGAACGCAAACGTACAGTCAAATACGACTTTAAATATAAGTATTGGAAACACATTAAGTACTTCTGTGCCAGTTGCTATCTCTTATAACGTTAGAAAGTCAACACAAAGTGTCCCTAAAGCTATAAAAAGAGATGTATTTGTTAAGATAGATCCAACAACGAATCTTAGTGGATCAATTGGTCCATGGTGTTTAGGACATCCTGACATCATTAGATTGAAGAATGTTTATGAAGGAAGAACAACTGAATTTAACGGAAACAGCACTATAGTAAGTTCAGATTTTATTAATTTTACCAATGACTTTTTGTCTGATGGTGAAGTAGTTGTATATAGAACTGCTACTGGAAATACTAATGTTGTTGGATTATCAAATAATCAGGCTTATTATGTAGTATCGGCAAATTCAACTGGAGTTAAATTAGCTTCTTCTAGCGGTGGTTCTGCAATTAGTCTTACTGCAACGGGAAGCGATACTACACAATATCTTCTCTCAGTTTCCAATAATGACTTAGATGTAACACAAAATTTTTATATCGATCATAATCAAAGAAAAGATTATTATGATGTTGGATTCTTATATAAAAATCCATCTTATGTACTTGCATCTAATAAATTATTTTTAGCTCAGTTTGATGTGATGACAACTTCAGAAAATGGAATTAAAACTGTATCGTCTTATCCAATCAACGACGCAACACCATTAAGTTTAAACACAGCCGGCATTCATACATTAGAAATACCAGAATTACTGCATGATAACGGTGAATATTTTGACTTAAGAGATACATTAGATTTCAGACCTTATTCCTCAAATACAGTAGCTATTTCAACTACTGTAAATGGTGCTCCTTTGAATCCATTAGAGCCTACCTCTTCTGCTAGATTTAACTTGATTGTTGATAAGAAATTTCCTGTACCAGATTCAGTTTGCGATATAACAGTTGAGAAATATTTACCAAGAGTTGATTTAGTTGTCATCTTAAGCAATACCGCTATAAAAGTTATTCCCGGTGTGCCTGCTGAAAAACCACAAGCGCCTAAGATACCTAAAGAAGCATTGTTATTAAATCATTTGATAGTACCACCATATCCTTCATTACCAAAGCAGCTTTCAAAGCCAACTCTTGATTATCTTAACAAGAAAATATTAAATGTTAGTGGAATTAAGAAGAGACAAAACGATCACACTGTTACTACTCCAATAACACCAGATGGTTTACCAACGATTCAAAGTAAACCATATACTATGGAGGATATTGCAGCTCTTGAAAGAAGAATAGCAGATCTTGAATACTACACTTCTTTAAGTTTTACTGAAGACACAGTTAATAATTTACAACTAACAAGCTCTGTTGATACTACAACTAATAGATTTAAGTTTGGTTTCTTTGTAGATAATTTTACAACTTCTAATTTTGCTGAAGTTAGAGATCCAACATATTATGCTCAAATATATGGGTTTGAACTTAATCCCAAAAAGAAGCAAAATAAAATAGAATATAGCTTTAATCTCAATGATCCAGAAACTGTAAGCTGTATTCGTGGTAAAAAAGTAATGCTTCCTAGTAGAGAAGTAGCGATCATAAAACAAAATCAAGCAACTGAAGCTACGACTGTAGATATAGCTGTAACTGAAACTACATTTACCACTACTGGTACGGAAATAACAAACACAACTACTAATATCGTTAGAGTAACTGTTGAAGAGTGGGAGCTAAGAACTAGAGAACAAAAATACAAAGAACTAGTTGGTGAAAAGAAGCGTGTTAAGAAAACAGTTACTAAACAGAGAGATGTAGTAAGAAATGTTGCTGGAGAAAGAGTTAGGTATTATAAATGGTATCAAAAACCTGGTAATGGAACTGTTTTAGTTAGCTTTACTGCTAGTAAACTAGGTGGAACTGTAACAATGCGAAGAGGAGGACAAAAGGCATCAGGGCCGGCAGGACTTCAAAGATATATCAATGGAGCTTGGACTACTGTTGTTTCTGGTGGAAGTGGACAAGCATATCCAACATTTTCTTATGATTATGGCCCATCTAATGAAACTCAGTTTAGAGTAGTGAGTCTTCAAAGCGGAGGTGATTTGGAAGTAGATGGATATTATCCAACATCTAAACAAACCACAGTTATAGAAAATTACGAAGAAGAAGTCACAGTTACCGAAGATACTACTAGATATGAGCCCAGAACACAAACCATATATAAGGTTGATAAAACAAGAAATGTTACAACGAAAGAAGAAGTAGTAGTTGATACTTCTGTGAAAGAAAAAACTACAAGTATAACAGAGTCTTTATTTAATCCAAAACCGAGTGCATTGATGCAGATGGATCAATTGTTCAATTTACCAGGACAAATCAATTCACCAACGATTGATTTACTTTCATTCATTCAAGACGACATTAATTCTTAAAATAGGGATTGCACATGGCATTCGAAACTAATTTTAATGGTGTAAAGACTTCAGTTAAAGATTTTCAGAAAATCTTTACTTTCAATGCTTCTGGCTTAAAGCCAAACACATACTATGATGTTATCTGTGAAGGTGTTGTGTCTAACCATTGTGCTACCCAAGAACCAGGTGAACAAGCTGTTAATCCATATTCAAAAACATTAAAAAGAATAAAAAATATTGAATTGCCTACAAATATAGATTTGAAAACTTCAGGTTTAATTAATGCAGACGGGACATATATTAGTAAAGCTGATCTTCCGCTTAAAAGTGGAAAAGCGGGAAATATTAGATTTAGATTTGATGGAAACGTATGGTTGAAAGATGGTGGAAAAGGAACAGTTGTTACTTCTTCAACTTCTACTCCTATAACTTTAGACACTATACGAGCTAAATTTAAAGTAGTTCAGACGTCCGCTCCCGGTGCAACAGTACAATTATATAGTATACTTGATAAAAATTCTGGTGCATATCTTACGCTTATATACGTTCAGTCTAATGGGACAATAAATTTTCCAGCAACAACTAGTGCGGGGGGGACAATTCGTTCCGACTCCAGTGGGATTGCTATTGTAACGAAAGAATTAGGAATTACTAGTTTAACACCATCAACTAGTTTTACTCCTATGGCTCAGTTTGAAGTGGCAGGTGTTTCTGATACTATAACTTCAATGAATGTTACTTTGAGAGAATCAAATTATGTAGACCCTAAGCCTGTTAAACCAGTTCCTTTAGGACCTCCTACACCACCAGTTGGTTGGGATACAAATAAACCTGATTTACCAGCAAATACTATAACTGAAAAAACTATATCTTCTAGCACAGTAACAACATCACGTGAACTCGGTGTTCTAAAGACTTCAAAACAATTTGGCACCGGTGGTCAGGTGCCTTTATCTGAAGTGTCATTGTATTTCGATTATGCACAAACTTTTTATTTAGATCCAGCACAACTAGATGGAAGCCAGTATGTTACATTAACTGGTATTAATCTATATTTTAAATCTAAACCACACCCAACAAATAATCAATCTGGTTTAGTAAATCCTGGTGTTTACATGTTTATATGTGAAGTAGAAAACGATGTACCTAATTTACGAAAAGCATTAAGAGAATCAATAGTAAGATGTGATTACGAACAAATAAATGCTTCATTAGATTCTGCTGATTTTACTATCTTTTCATTTAAGTCGCCAATGCCATTGAAAACTGGAAAATCATATGCTATCGTTATAAACTTTGAAGATCCGCAATATTCATTATGGACGGCTACACAAGGAAGAACATTGATTGGAACACAAGAAACGTGTGATAGTGCGTATAATTTTGGTAAATTGTTTAGAGCATCTAACTATCTTGAGATAGATAATGATCCTAAGACACAAGATGAAGTGTTAAAACCAATTCCTGCAACGGATTTGAAATTCGACATACTAGCTTTAGAATTTACAGATGACAATGGTAATCTTCAACGTGCTAGTATAGAATTAGTTAACGATGATTATGAATTTTTAGAAGTAGCTTTCCCGTATAGTCCACTATTTGGATATATGAATTTATCCGAAGCTTTTGATAATAAGCAACTAATTTATCAAGATTTTGGTAATGTTAGTTCAAACGTTTTTTACTATAAGCCGGGAACATTAACTATTAATGTTCCTCCAATAGGAACCGGTTTATATCCAGGTGATGAAAAGATAATATATCTTAATAAACCTGAAAGTTATCCACAGAGTTTAATAATAACAGGAGTAGGAACTACTTTTACTCAGGATTTAGATTTTAGTTCATTTATAGTTTTAACTGATGGAATTGCTTCAGACACTCTTGGTTATGTAGCAAACACATGTGTCCGAAGAGTTAGAAAAGTAGTCAATAATACAACAATAATTATTAATGAGCCATGTAATTTTAATACTACTTCAGGAAAATATAAAGTTACTCCTGTAGCAGAAATGGAAACAACATTAGTAAATCCAGATACTTTGGTTCTAACTAAATCTAATGCAGATGAAAATAAATTCTTTGTTAGCAATGCTGTAAATTACATAACATTTAGTGGTGGAACTAGTTACGCTAATACAGACTATATAGTATTCTCTGGCGCTAATACTAAAAGAAATGGGCGAGCTGAAATCACTACATACGCTAATGGTACAATTGCATCCATTAACATAGTTAATACAGGATTTGGTTTCACTACTTCTCCAACATCAACAATTTATACCAAGGATAAAGTATCAGGTGGTTCTGGTAGTGGTGCTTCAATATCCGCATCAATTGGTGGCCAAATAAAGGGTGAAATCTTTAGTCCAAAAGCTGATATAGTCAATATAACTTCTTTTCCGATCAATAATTTCATTCCTAATTTGGATTTCAATCTCAAAGGCGGAAACATTTCTAACACGAACATAAATTTTGCTTACTTAGATTCAGTCGCTAATACTTATGATTTAAATGATGCTAATTTTACTGCAGTGGTTTCTGGACAATCAACTGACATAACAACTTTTGATGGTGTTGTTATGTCTAAATCTCTTGAAGTGTTGAATCGTGAAAAACTTGTAAGAAGTACATCCGAGGGAAAGAGTTCTTTAATTAAATTTACTTTATCTGCCGATAACAAATATGATTCTCCGGAGTTACATGAAGAACTAACATCTATTTTTGCTTTCAATAATGATATAAACAACGATGCAACAGATGAACATACCAATTTTGGTAACGCAGTTGCACGCCATATTTCAAAGAAAATAATATTCGATAAGGATCGTTTCGCAGAAGATATTCGTGTAATACTAACTGCATACAGACCTCCCGGAACAGACGTAAAGGTATATGCAAAGATACACAATTCAAAAGACGAAGATGCATTTGATGATAAAGCTTGGTCTGAACTTGAAATAACTGATGCTACATTTGGTGGTAGACTGTTTAGCTCCAAAGCAAATAAGAAAGATTACATTGAATTAACTTATGGGTTTAAAGGCTGGCCAGATTATTCAACTACTATCACCGGTGATGCTTTTGTCTATTCATCAGCAGGAAACACTACTGTTACGGGTGTAGGAACTTCTTTTAATACTGATTTAGCTAACGGTGATTTAATTGTTCTATATGATGAACAATTTCCAAATACAACTTATGGTGTAGCATTGGTTGCCAACACTCCAGTATCAACTTCATTTGAAATAAATAAAGCATTTGCAAATGTTAGCTTAGAAGCTGCTACTCTGAAGATAGGAAAAGTTGATAAAACTTATATGGCTTTCAATGATATTCACAGTGATAACGTTGCAACGTACTATAGCACAAGCTTGAATGAATTTACAACTTATGACACATTTGCTGTGAAGATTGTGATGTTATCCAATAGTTCTTACATAGTGCCTAGAGTGAATGATATTAGAGCGATAGGAGTATCCGCATAATGTCTTTTGTTAAAACCGAGAAAGCTGGGCTTATGCGTGATATGTCTACTAAGGCGATTATAAATACTAACATATCTGAATATAATTATGTTTTAGAAAAGCGAAAGCAATCACGTCAAATACAAACTGTTCAACAACAGATAGATGCTTTGAAGAACGAGTTCACAGACTTAAAAGAGCTGATACTTCAACTAGTCAACGGTAAAAAATAATGTCAAGAACTGTAGCTAATGTAGATGTAACTTCTGACACATTTCAATTATGGGTTAATAAAACTAATGAAGTTTTATACGCATTATCCACTGAGATAATAACGGCCAATGATGCAACCGCAAATACCGGTACTACAGCGGAGCCAAGAAGAGCACAGCTGAATGGCAGGTTTGGTGCAAACACACTTGTAGCTACAAATGAATTACGTGGAGGTAACGTTGGTGATTCTGGTTCAGCGTTATTAACTATCACATCAAATACTTTCATTGGTGGAAACTCTACAGCTAATGCTTCTGTTGTTAATTGTCATGCAAACGTATGGATAGACAACGCAAACACTCAAGTCAATGGACAAATTATTACCATCACTGGTAACAGTTCAATCAAGGGCAATACTTCGGTTGTTGCTATAACTGTTCTAGGTAATTCAAGTGTAACAAATACAATTGTTGATGGAACAGATCTATTCGTTACTGCAACAAACACCAGCGTCAATAGTATAACCATCATCACCGGTAATACGAGTGTTAAAGCTAATAGTACAATTACTTTAATAACTGCTAGTGGAAATGGAACCACCTCTAATGTAGTTTTAGGTGGAAACTTAACACAGATTGCATCAAACTTAGATGTAACAGGAACAGTGCATACGATTGGCGGTAACGTAGCGTTTGATACTGCAACGTTGTTTGTAGATAGCGCAGGCAACAAAGTTGGTGTAGGAACAACTACGCCAGATGCTAACTTACATGTCTCTGGAACAGCAAATGTATCTGGAGTTGTAAAGCTAGCAAACACCCTTACTGTTACTGGGAATGCTACTTTTTCAAATATAGTAACGTTCTCATCTAATTCAGTACATAATGATTATGTGATGACTTCATTAGCAAATACTAATTTAGGATCAGATACATCTAGTGCTCTAACTATATTTTCATTCGATAAAACGACATATTCTACTGCAAAAATCAATGCGCAGGTAAAGACGTTGAGCGGTAATACATTAGCTGCCGAAATGGTTTTAGCCCATGATGGTACAGATCCATATATAACAGTATACGCAACAGTTGTGTCTCCTTCAACATCAGATCCAGGAGATTTTAGTGTTGCTATAAGTGGATCTGATGTTCAATTAAAATTCAAACAAAATTCAATAACTTCAGCTTCAAAAGTAGTTGCCACTTTAATCAAAGCTTAGTAGGAACATATGGCTAATACCAAGTTTAAAACAGAGAATGGATTGTTAGTAACAGGTGGTGATGCTGAATTCGCAAACACAGTTTATGTTGGAAATACAAGTTCAAGGGCTAATTTATATTTAGATGGAGATATCTTTCATATTAATGGTAATTATTATATTGATGGTGAAGTAATATCTCTTTCAGCTACCCAATATAGCGGTGATTTATTGCCTGCTAGTGATGGATTGAATATAGGTAATACTACTTATCAATTTAATGGTCATTTTGCAAACACGCTAATATATAATTATCTTAATCCAGTTGGTAATACGATACCTTTAGGCAACTCTACTAATCGTTGGGTTATTAGCGGTAATAGTTTAAACCTTTCTACTACTCTTACAGTCACAGGCGCAGCAACACTATCTAATACTTTAGGTTTAACTGGAGCAGCGACTCTTTCTAATACGATTGCTGTAACTGGCGCAGCCACTTTATCCAACACACTATCAGTAACAAATACAGCTACTTTTAGTAATAATGTTACCGTTGCTGGAACATTAGGTGTAACTAGAGCTGCTACATTATCAAATACAATAGCAGTTACTGGTGCAACCACTTTATCTAATACATTAGGTGTTACAGGTGCTGCTACTCTTTCAAATACACTATCAGTAACGAACACCGCTACTTTTTCTAACACCGTAACAATTACTGGCGCGGCAACATTTGGTAACACTATTTCAGTTACGAATACAGCTACTCTTTCTAACACATTAGCACTTACTGGTGCAGCCACTTTATCTAATACATTAGCAGTTACTGGTGCAACGACTTTATCTAATACATTAGCAGTAACGAACACCGCTACATTTGCTAATACAGTAGCTGTTACAGGTGCTGTCACTCTTGCAAATAATCTTTCAATAAGTGGCAATGTTATAACGGTAACAAGAATATCAAATACAGTTACTGTTACTGGCGCGGCTACGTTTGCTAATACAATAGCCGTTACAGGTGCAGCAACGTTATCAAACACTTTAGGTGTCACCGGTGCAGCCACATTATCTAACACATTAGCAGTTACTGGTGCAGCAACACTATCTAATACATTAGCAGTCACCAATACAGCCACTTTGAGCAACAACGTCACTGTTGGTGGAACGTTAGGTGTAACTAGAGCCACTACGTTATCAAACACAATAGCCGTGACCGGCGCTGCTACATTTTCAAATAACCTAACTGTCTCCGGTAACCTGATGGTTACTACCGCGTGTACTCACTATGTTTCTGGCAATGTAAGTTTTAGTGGATTATTCATAGACTCTGTAAATTCAAGAGTAGGTATAGGTACAGTTTCTCCAGATACAAGATTGAAAGTAGATGGCGCAGCAAATATTATCGGTGCCGCTGTATTATCAAATACTATCTCTGTAACTGGGGCTGCAACATTATCTAATACTCTTGGTGTTACTGGTGCGACCACATTATCTAATACATTAGCAGTTACTGGTGCAGTAACATTATCTAATACAACTGCTCTCACTGGAACATTAAATATGGGAGGTGGTGTTGGTACCACTAATGGTGTCACTATCACCAATACATCAATTGTAGTTGGTAACAGCACATCAAACGTAGACATAGGACCTACTAACGGTGTAGTTATTAAGTCTACAGCAGCCGGTGCCGGTGTTTATCCAAGTTCTAATACAGTAGGTACTTCGTTAGGTGGTTCTACTCAAAGATGGATTTTAAATGCTAATACTGGTGATTTTACTGGAGATGTTTCTATAGGTACGGCTGCAAGTTTAACGATTGGCACGATAAGCGCCACTACAAACGGATTTAGTGCTTCTAATAATTTGATTAAAGTTGGTAACACCTCGGTCAATACACAAATAATTCCTGCATCGATTAGAACCTATGGAAGCGATACTGTTAGCGTGCCTGGATTTTCATGGGTTGGTGATACTAATTTAGGCATATATAGACCAGCAGCAGATACTCTTGGTATTACTACCAACGGTGTTGAAAGAATGCGTGTAAATAACACCATTATTTCAGTCAATAATACTTTGCAGATAGAATCAACCGCATCTATAACTGGTAACACAAACGCTCAAGGCAGAAGAACTATAGTCGCAACTGCTACAACAACTGATCCAGCTGTTGCAAATCCTTCTCCGCAATCCGGAGATATCGTATACATTTATTGATAATGGAGTTATTATGAATATTACTGATGATTTTAATGACAAAAAATATGTTGTAATTGCGGGTGTAATATCTCCCGAAGATTGTAAGAAAGGTTGTGATCTCCTTTTTTCTTTATATGAAAATAAAGAAACTATCAAAGACGAACAATGCCCTCTGTCCGATTCTGTTTACGGTAATCCATTTTTTGATTCTTTGTTAGATCAATTGAAAGATTATTTTTCAGATGTTAGCGGAAAAAAATTAATTCCTACTTATAGCTATGCTAGAATTTATAGAAAAGGTGAAAAGCTGGAAATACATAGTGATAGACCTGCTTGCGAAATAAGTGCTACGATTACATTAGGATTTGATGAAAAAAGTTGGCCTATATATTTTAATAATGAAAATGAAATTGATCAATCTAATCCATTGATATTAGGAGTAGGAGATGTAGTTTTATACAAAGGAACAGAGATTTATCATTGGAGAGATGAGTTTGATGGTGAATGGCAGTGTCAAGTTTTTCTTCATTATGTAGATGAAGAAGGTCCTTATAAAGATGAAAAATATGATTGCAGAGAAAAAATAGGTACTCCTGCAGAGACAAAAAAACAAGTCATTTGTTCCAATGAAAAAGATACAGTCAATTATTGGTTTTTCGAGAACGCTATTAGTAATGATTTTTGTGATCAAGTAATTGGAAAATATTCTAAGTATGATTTAGAAAAGGGTTTAATTGGAGGAGATGATTTAGGACATTTGAATAAAACTATACGCAATGTTGAAAAACACCTTATACCTATTCATGACCCTATAGGGTTTCAACTTATAGGTTCAGGATTCGTTGCCAATCAACAAGCTTGGAGATTTGATATAAATAATTGTGTTCAAATTGAATATTTAAAATATGAAAAAGAAGGAAGATATAAAACACACATTGATACTTTTATGTCTTATCCTCATAATGACTGTAGGAAATTAACTGTACTAGCTTTTTTAAATGATGATTTTGAAGGTGGTAAATTTTATTTACAAATGGGAGATCAGAAAATTTATCCGCACCAATCAAAAGGAACGATCATTGTGTTTCCTTCTTTTCTTTTGCATGGCGTAGAAGATATTATTAGAGGAACAAGACATTCGGTAGTTTGCTGGCTATTAGGACCTTATTTTAGATAAGCATATGGTAACAAAAACACACGTATATGATGGCAGTTGGAGAGAAGTAAAAAAGATTCATATCTATGATTCATCCGTATCTACGTGGCGATTGATCAAATATTCATACATATGGGACGGCACAGCGTGGAGACAGGTCCACACTAATGAATTTGTTTTTAATAAAACATTTACTGTAAATGAATCTGATTATGACTTAGTTAACGACATGATATCGAATGGATGGAATGGAACCGATGAAGTAGAAGCAACACTTGTGATAAACCCTGGTGTAGTAGTATATTCAACTGTGGCTGGTGCGCCTGGTTATGGATTAAGGATATCTCCAAATCCTCCTACAAATCCAGGAAAAGTTATTCCAGCTCCAAGTACCATAACTCTAACTGTTAATGGAGAAATTGTAGGAAAAGGTGGTGCTGGTGGCGCAGGAGGTACTACTACATTTTCAACTACGACAGGGACACCACCCAGCTATATATCCGGTGTTACTGCTACAGCAACAGTTGGATCTGCAGGATCGGCCGGAAGTCCGGGTTTGAGATTAGGATTCCCTATAACATTAAATCTACCCCCCGCAGGAAGAATTAAAGGCGGGGGCGGAGGTGGAGGTGGAGGAGGGGCTGTTTATGGTTACTTTCCTGCTACTTTTCCAGCAATTAATAAATCTTTTTTGGGCGCAAGAGCACCAGGAGGGGGTGGAGGAGGAGGAGCACACGGTGCTCCTGCACCAAGTGGAGCAGGAAGTCCATCATCAGGAGGTGCAGGAGCACAAGTAGGAAATGATGGAGGTACTAATGCCGGAGCGGCTAGTTCACCTAATCCAACAACATTTAGTAATCCTTCTAAATCTCCAATAACTGTTCCTCTAGTAGGAGGTGGAGGAGGTGCAGGAGGCGCTGCTGGATCTGCTGGTAGTACAGGAACAACATCTACAATTGGTCCTAACCCAGGTGGTGCTAGCCAAACACGCGCCGGAGGAAATGGAGGAGCAACAGGAAGAGCTGTATTTGGTTGGGGTCCTGTACCAGCGCCAACAAACATAAACCCAGCAAGTTCAGTTAATTTGCCGTCCTTAATAGGACCATATTCATAAGAGGAATATATGAGTAACGTAGCATTGTTTTCAATACAGAGTGTTGACTTGGACGGTGGACAAGTTGAAGTCAGATTCATTAATAAACACGGCCCAATACACACAAAACAAAAAACTATTGAAGATTTTATGGTTGAGGTTGAAGTGCCGGGAGAAGATATAGACAAGAATGGCCGAAAAATACCCAAAAAAGAAAAAGTGTTAACAACACAAAATCCAAATGATGATTTAATTTATAGCGTCGATATACCAATCGATGAAAACAATAACTTTGTTTCAGAAGATGAATTGATACGTCGAATATCTTTATTATATCCGGATGATCAGTTTGAAACATATTTAAAGAAGAAAACTGTAGTTAAAAATCCACAGTTAAAAACTCTTGCTGGAAAAAATTATGAAGTTACGATCGAGCGTATTGAAAATGAATCGTTAGGCATGGAAGGCTATACAGATAAATTTATTGTTCATAAAATATAGTATGAAGAAATTTCCTAATGTTATTATAACTACACATAATCCTGTTGATTATGTTGATCTTCCGTTGCCTTCATTAAAAGAAAGTAGAAGAAATTTAAAAGTTGTAAAGGCTTCTATAACTTTAAACGGGTCTTTGAAATATATTCATGGTGAAGATTCTTTAGAGTGGATAAGAAATGAGTCTAATTCTAGGACTCATTATAGGGGAGACTTTTCTTCTGTAGATGAAGTTGCTTCAATGATATATGGTCAGACTAATAATGGCGATCCAACTCCTCCTATGCCATTAGATGCACCAATGAATTTTAATGCTATTCCTCAAGAAGAAAATACTATGATGGCCTGTTTTCAATATAATTACGCTACTACAATAAGACCAGAAGAAAAATTAACTTTGCGAAGAACTTATATTTTACAACCACAACAATCTATATCCATAGCATGTGATGCAAACACTTACGTATATAATATAGATTCAAGTATGGTTATTGATGGTATACAATTTGAAACTGGATCTTGGTGTTTAGTAGAAGAACAAAAAACTATAAATGTTACAGCCGATTCTAATTTAGTTTTGGCGGTGTTTGACTAATGTTTAGTAAAATTACTCCATACTTAAGAATATTACATCTATCAATATTACATATTATTGTGATTGGTGGACTTTTTTATTTTCCTTTAAATTATTATCTTTTTTCTTTTATTTTTTATTTTCTATTTGGCGCTATAGGAATATCGTTGATTCATCATCGCCATTATTCTCATAGATGTTTTAAGAAAATGCCAAAGTGGCTAGAATTTATAGGTCTTATTTTAGGAACATTGGCCGGGCAAGGTAGTGCTATAGAATGGGCTATGACTCATAGGAAACATCACAAGAAAAGCGATACGGTAGAAGATCCCCACAGTCCTTTATTCAAAAACACATTTTTACTATATTGGGATATTTTACGCAAACGAAATAATGTAAGTTTACTATATGGTAAAGATTTTTTTAATGACAAATTAGTGGTAAGATTTCATAATGCATATTGGCTTATACATGCGATTTATGTTTCATTTTTATTATTGATGGGTATAAAATATTTTATGATTTGTTATGCAATACCTATCGTTTGTATCTGGTTTGCTACAGGATATGGTATAGCTATTTTATCACACAAAAGTGGATATGTAAATTATCCAACGAATGATAACAGTAAAAATAATTTGTTAGTTGGTTGGCTTATGTTTGGAGAAGGATATCAAAATAATCATCATAAATTTCCAAATGATCCTGTTTTAGGAAAAAAATGGTACGAATATGATTTATTAGGAAACATATCAAAAAAAATATTTTGTTAAGGATAAGGTGATACAGTATGGATTATGTTGCTGTTTTGAATGAATTTACTTTAGACGCAATTAAAGAAGCGTTTAAGAAAAACGTTATTGTAGTTGTAAAAAAGAAAGCTTTTACTTTAGAAAGTTTTTGGGATGTATTTAAACAGTGTGATATATTGACTTTAAATAATATGGATAAAGTTATACAACATTTTTTTGGTAATGAAGGAATTGAAGAATTTAATCAGTTTATAAAAAATATATCTTATGATGAATACCCAGGTGTTTTAAAAGTAAATTGTAAAAAAAATGATTTAGGTATACAGCTGGGGATAGTACCTATAAAAGAAAAATTGAATTGGCATAGGGATACTCCAGCATTTGTTTATCCCTATAGAATTTTAGCATTACATGGCCAAAATACAGTCAAATCTGTTACTTATATTTTAGAAACGGTAACTCAATATTCTTTACTTTCTTCTGAAGATAAAAAATTTGTAGATTCTTTGGTTTATGAGTATAAAAACGAAAAGCTTTATGAAACAGTTCAGAAAGAATTAAAAAAAGAAAAGAAAAGAATTATCACCGGTGTAACAAACAGAACAAGAAGTGATGAAACTAAAGATTATCCTAATTTAACTTATAAAGAAATCTTTTTAAATTTCACAGATGATCATTATAATAATGTTGATAAACCTCTTATTCAAAATTCTATCATGGGTATCCCAGGATTTGCGTTTGAATACAATACGTTGTTATATTTTAAAGGAAAATCTTTAAGAGAAAGTATTCAAATTTCTCAATGGTTAGAATCCATTATAGTGAAAGATAAATATAAGTATAGTCATTATTGGGATGATGGAGATGTTGTATTATTTGATACAGTCTGCACACAACATGCTAGAGATCCTTATGAAGATGAAGATAGACTCCTTCATAGATTGATATTCAACTTTGAAAAAAATAATGTTTCGAAAACTTGATTTTCATTTTAATTATAACATAATTAAAAAGATTTTATATCTTTCTAAATATAAAGAAACTTATTAGACTAGATCTTTTGAAGAAAGCTATGGAAGGAATGGAAAAAGCATATGGTAAAAATTGATTACTGTCCTTCATGTGAATCAAAAGATATATCAAAAGAGCCTGGATCATTGACACGTATAATGGTGTGGAGATCGTTTGGAATAGATCCAGGAGCAGATATAGATAATGAAAAATGCGTATGTAATAACTGTTCTTTAATTTTTAGTGGTCTTAGACTAACTGAACAAGAAGAAATAAATTATTATACTGGATATAGAGATGAAACGTATAATAAACAAAGAGATATATGCACTCCTTTTTATAAAGGATTAAAAATTATTTTTGAATCGATGTTGTATATTAAAAAAAGACAATTTGCGATTCAGTCTTTAGCGCAAAAACATGTATCTTTTTCAAAAATTAATTCAGTACTCGATTTTGGTGGTGATACGGGTGATATGATTCCTTCAAGTCTTAAGCATGCAGATAGATATGTTTATGATATAGGACGGCCAATATTAATAGATGGAGTAAAACATCTAGATTCAATTGATAAACTTTTTGATTTTATAATTTGTGCTCATGTTTTAGAACATAAGTCAGATCCTTCTAGTTTAATTGAACAGTTAAAGACTCATATGCATTCTCAGTCTTTTTTATACTTAGAAGTTCCATATAAAGAAGAGTACCCACTCGCACCAAATGTTTGTGATGAACATCTAAATCAATGGAATGAAAAATCTTTAAAAATTTTTTTAGATAAACATGATATAAATATCATAGACATGAAAACATATGTTATTCATGGCGGATCATTAGCTTTGAAAACATTATTAAAATTGAACGGTGTATCATGAAGACTACACAAATGATATCGGTGAAAGTACTATTTTTAGTGCAATTTTGCATCTTCTTTTAAGTTTAGACTACTATATTCATGAACGAATTTGGTTGAAGATTAGGTGGGGAAGATTATAAATAATAAAAAGTAATAAAACAGAGTAACTAAATGGCTACTAAAGCAAACTTAGTTGTAGACCAAGGAAGTAACTTCAGTACAACCATCACTGTCACTGACGATGATGGGGCGGCAATGGATCTTTCTGGTTATGCTGGTGCTGCTCAGATACGCAAGCACTATACCTCTTCAAATTCAGTTTCTTTTACAGTATCAATCGATGAAGCTGCTGGTAAAGTGACTCTTGCATTGACTGCAAACGCAACTGCAAACATGGTTGCTGGTCGTTATGTGTATGATTGTGAATTAACATTAGCCGGAGTAGTCTCTAGGATACTAGAAGGAATCGTTACTATTACTCCGGAAGTAACTAGATGAAAGTAGTATTAGGCGAGCAGCATAGACAGAACGTTAAAGTAAATAATTTTGGTGGTGTTCTTACTACATCATCGCCAATTACTTTAAAAAATCAAGTAATCCAAATTGCTGCGTTACAAAATATCAACGACGTTGAAGCCGTAGACTTATCAAACAATGCTACATTGATTTACAATTCAGCTACTCAGATTTATGAAATCAAACCTATGACATATGAGCTTATATCTGGTGACATTGATTGCGGTACTTTTTAACGTAATAAATCTATTAAGTCTTTTCTAGATTCGTGGACTGCGAAATAGTCTGGTCCTTGAAAATCTTCTCTCCATAATGCATATTCATGAAAATCGATCTTATCATTACTAAATTTACCAAGTATGAATCCATACGGTCTTAATAGTTCATACGCATCAACTAATAGCCATTTAGTTAATATACAGGCGTATCCATATTCAAATTGAATTATATCAATTTTGTTTTGTTTTAGTGTATTGGTAAATCCTTCGAACACCATCTTCTCAGCACCTTCCACATCAACTTTTAAATAGTTGATCCTATCAATCATTCTGCTTTCAACGTAGTCATCGCCTTTAAAGACTAGTCCAGTTCTATGTTCTGAGTCATCAACTCTCAACATCTTAAGGCACGTACTGACTGCGCTATAAGAAGGTTTGTACTTCATTGCTAGTGTTCCAGCTTCCGATGAAAGACCAAATGGGTTGGCAAACATTTTATCATCCAGTGTTATGTTCTTTTTCATATTTTCAAATGTATCAGGAACAACTTCAAACATATGAATATTTGTTTCTGGATGTATAGATCTGGCTAGTCTAGTCCATTCTCCAATATTACAACCTACATCAAATATTGTGGTTAGTTGTCCGTTTAATTTACGTAAAATCCAATCTTCTCCATGAAGAATAAATTCTTTCTGTGCTGTTTCTTGATTGTAAATTGGTTCCATTATTTCACCCTGTAAGTCGTTGAGCCTATGTGATCACATAGTATAGAAGTATCTGCAAATATTTTAAATCCATTCTCTTTAGCTTTTCTTGAAAAATAGATGTCCTCTGATATAGTATCTTTATGATCTATTGCTGATTTATAAACGAATTGAGGATAACCTATTTTTCTTAACACTTCTGATTTTATCAAAACGCATCCAAACCCACAAGCTTCTATTTCAACTAATCCTTTATCTTTGATTTCATCATATGGAATATTAGTGTTTCCTCCAGAATCATTTGCTTTGTATACTTCTAAAATATGGTTTTGGTTTCTTTGAATGTATAATCCGCTTACTATATCTTTATCATGGTTCAGCAATTTAACTAATGTATCAGGTGTAAATTTCATATCGCTATCAACAGAAAACAAATAATCATAACCTCCTGCCCAATGCGCTATCAAATTTCTTACTTGATCTATTTGGTAACCATAGAAGTATTGGAAATTTACTTCACAATCATCTGGGATTTGCAAATCATAGATTGATTTAAATGTTTCACACTCGATATATTTTGCTGTAGGAATAGCGATCAATATTTTCTTTTTACCCATCTTCACAACACCTTCATTTATAAATTTTGAATTCTTATTCTGCTCTTCAGAATTAACCTTATAATCATTCAACGGGTTCATATCATTATAATTGTAAACAATCTTTGAAACACATTTTACCTTATCGGGATCCGCTTGCTCAATGATATTATAGAAGGTTGCAACATCACCACCCGCTCTAAACCATTCACCATTCTCATCCAAGAAAACGGAATCATCGATCTTATTGATCAACCTCTTTCTAAATGTTCTCAAATGGGTATAAGGTATTCCCCAATTAAATTTATGTTCTCTATATTTCTTTGATTTTCTAATCTTCTCAGGATAGGGTTGAGAGATCAATGGAATATTATCAACCAAGGACCAACATGATCCATAACTGAACTCAATATCTTTATGATATAGGTTATTATAAAAATCAAAAATATCAGGTTCATTCACCAACCAATCATCACCATCGAGAATCATGATGATATCATCATCTTGAATGAATGGATCACGAATACTCATGATCTGATTATAAACCGCACCTTCATTCTTTTCTCTATTCAAAAGAATGAATTTATCTTTCAATTCTTTTGGAAATGAATTTATCAACCTCTCTATTATTTCTTTAGAATTATCGGTTGAACAATCATTGATGATGATATGAGAGTAATTATTATAATCCTGAGATGCTACAGATGATATACATTTCTCGATATAATTTTCTGCATTATATAATGTACTAATGATTACTATTTTTTGTTCTGGATTCTTAGGTTCAACCCATTCTTCTTTATTACTGAATCTTCTACCAAAAATCTTATGTACTTCATGATTGATTTGATGAACCTTTCTATATTCTTCAATGGAAAGGAATTGATTTAATTTTCTATAGAAATGTTGTTTCCATTGTAATGCAACCGAATCCCATCCGCAAATATCTTTGATGATATTACAATAATACATCTTTTGTTGATGAAGATATGGATCATTATATGCTCGAATTACAAGATCAATGAATTTATTTTCTTGTTCTTGTGAATTGATATGTGGGAATAAACTGTTTGATTTTATTGGATAATCAATTAAGTAACATGCTTGTTCAACAGCAG